TTGCTTATTCTGTGCAATCGTCTGTTGTTGGCCGCCTAAGGTCGACAACGCATTCAGACAGCCTAGATTGATCTGCTGACCTTGTGTGCCTAATGTACCCAAGGCTTGGCCACCTTGAACCCCTAAAGCACCTTGCTGTTCAGCTGCACTTGCCGCTGTCTGTGCCGCTTGGACCTGTGCTGCATTCTGAGCCTGTTGAGCATTTGCTGTAGTCCCTGCAAGGTTCGCTAAGGCTCCTTGCTTGGTTCCTGCAGCCTGTAATGCTGATCCATATCCTGAGGCCAACAGATTGGCTATATTCGCGTTTAGGCACTGCTCAGCATTAGCAACCGTCTGGCCTAAGACCTGGGCGCCACGCTGTGATCCAAATTGACCCGATCCCACTGCTGCAGCCGTTGCCTGCGGAGCAAGGTTCTGCATAATGTTCCGTTGCCCAATGTTGGACATCGTATTGATCTGGCACTGAATGTATGGGTTCATGTAGCACTGAGCTGCTTGACCCAAATTGAAATTGGTACCCTGATTGATCAATGGCTTAGCAGCACACAAAGGGCTTGCTATGTTGCTTAGGTATGGCGCAGCCGCACCAGTAATGTTTTGGTTTGCCCCTTGGCCTACTAATCCTGCACCCTGAGAGACTAAAGGCTGATACTGACCGGATTGATTAGCAGCGTTAGTGAACGCTTGCGTCTGTAAGGGTTGAGCACCAACGTATTGAGCGCATGCCTGGGCCTTTTGCCCCGCGGACGCAAGATTACTTAAATAGTTGGTGTAAAACGACGGTGCATTCGTCGTTTGATTCTGGGAAGTCTGTAGTAGATTGGCCATGATTAACCTTTGCCCTTGAGGTATTCAAGAGGTGATTTAGCTTTCGGGGGAATCTTACTGGTAGGAGCAGATCGCTTATGGTCCCTCAAACGCTCACGCATCTGGTCTAACATCTTCGCCCCATGCTTATTGTCCCCTCCTCCGAGGGCTGTGACAAATGACTCAGGCAAGACGACTTCACCATCTGCAATCTTTGCAGGAACAGGATTAGCACCTAATTCTTTCTTGTGAGGAACCTGACCCATAAAATGCATCAGAGCCTCATTCCCCGCCTTACTTGATCCGTCACCTAAAGCTGCCACAGCATCCGCATCAATGACGTAATCACCGTCATGCAGCATAGCGGGTATATCGTCTGATTGGCCGGTTCCACGGCCTCCAGCATAGTAACCTGTCACTCCAGTCACAAACTCGGGATTATGACCCTCTGGAGCCGCCTCATGGTACTTTGAGGGCAAACCACCTTTTGCTAGTTGCCCAAACGATCCGTACATAGACATTTGAGGTGACAGCTGATGAAGCGCTCCTAACGCTATTGCGTTTTTAGCACTGGGTTGATAGACGATCCCTGCAGGTGCTCGACGTTGCAAGAAGTCTGTTTTTGATAAGCATTCCACACAACCTACATTACTTCCCGATGCAAAGTGATGAATCGATCCACCATCTTTGGCATAACCAGGTACTGCGTATCCTCGCTGAGCAAACTCTTGCAGTAACTGAGGATCGTATTCCCTCAAAGCAGACAGTACATCTGGTTTATTCAAATCTTCTGCCGTCAGACGATTATTCTCAATCTCATTAGCTAAAGCAGGATTAACCTGTTGTAAACGTGTTATTGCAGACTCTTGTGGTTGCATACCCTGCGGCATACGAGGAGCTGCACCTGCAATAGATGATTCAGTTGAACCTAATCCAGGCAATCCTTGCAAGGTAAGAGCAGGAGCGGTGCTTCCTTTTACTTCTAAACCTTGTGGCGCACCTGACAACCAGAACGGATTTAAGTTACCTGTTCCACCAGTAGGCGTAGATGTTGGGGTGGCCGTGGGAGTTGTTGTTCCGCCGCTAGGTAACGCACCTATTACCTTAGACAGGCTTGTAGGCGTTGATCCTGGCTCTGCTGTGCCTGTTGTAGGCGTGACAGGTATACCTGAATCTGTGTTGATGATCTCACCTGTACCAGGGTCTTGATAAGCCGTGGTAGAGGTATTGTCTTGGAAGTTTGTTGTAGTACCTAACTCTGTAGGCTGACCATAATACGTCGACGTGCCTGTATCGCTTTCTGTCGTTGTATTTGGCGCAGGAAGTCCACTATCTATAGGTGATGGCGATATCGTTGTACCATTCTGAGCAACATTTATGTTGTCGCTTATACCTGAGGTATCAACAGGAATAGAAGAAATATTACCTTGACCATCTGTTATTTCGATAGTTGTAACACCCTCAGGGTGTTCTGGGTCAGTAAAGCTTGTTAGTTTTCCACTCGTACCAGTATCTATCGGCGATGGCATCTCGTTTACGGGTGCTGCAGCAGTATCAATAGGCAATCCGCCTGCAATTGATTGCACTCCTGTATCCACGTTTGGAGCTGAAGCACCAAAAGCTTCTTCTGGAGTATTAACACTTGATGGTAGCGTTGAAAGACCTGTGTCAATCGGTGATGATGGTTCAGCGCTAACTGTTGCATCACTAGCTGTTGGTCCAGAAACTGGTTCATCTGCTGGTTTATTAAACGCTTCATCTGGCGTATTAACGCTTGTAGGTAAAGACGATAATCCAGTGTCCGGTGTTGTTGCAGCATCTATTGGACTTGGCGTTGCGGAAGGAGTTGGCGTGGGTTGAGATGTTGGCGCAGTAGATAACGCATTTGAAATGTTTTGTACGCCTGAATCTACATTTGAAGAAGGTAATCCAAATGCCTGATCTGGAGTATTTACACTTGAAGGCAATGATCCCAATCCGGTTGGGGTTGGGCTTGAATCAACAAACAATGAACCCAATACATTAGAAACCGCAGGACTTGCTTGGTTGAGCAAAGGAAGAACTTGATTTTTTGCAGCATTTACAACTGAATTTATTTGTTGTGAAACTCCGGTATCTACAGCAAGAGATCCAAGCGAACTATAAATACCGCTTGTCGCTGCAGCTTGAACGCCTGATTGAAGAGCAGATGAGAGAGATTGACCTTTCAAAAGTGCGCTAGTAGTTGCCTGTGCAGATGCCCCCAATGCAGAAGATGCAATTGTTATATTGTTTGTGACGAAACTTGGATCTACTCCAAGACTTCCCAATGGATTTGATGAGGTTACTAAATCGTTAATTGCGCTTGGTGCTGCATTTGCAACCTGTGATCCTACATATCCAGATATCGCCGCAACAGCTATGTTTTTAATACTTCCACCGTTCATAGCTTGAACTGTTGCACCCGCAATAGCAGGAGCCGCTAATGATGACGCTACTCCTAATCCTGCAGGGCCTAACGCTGCCGACAGCGCAATAGTTTCAATAACCGGCAAGGGATTATGGACAATATTCTCTGCAGTTTTAGTAACAACATTGGCAACTTTACCAATCTCTTCAGTAGGGTGCGTTATTGCATGCCAAGCATTACTAATAAAGCCCATTTTAAAACTCCACAGTACCCAAATTATCCGAACCTACATGCACGTCAATACCTGCCATTTTGTAAACTCGAATCATTTGTGGATTTTCAATTTTAAAGGTGCCTGTTTTAAAACCGGCAATTCGCATTGCGTTTTTAAATTGTTTTAGTGCGTCAGCTAAATCTCGTGGCGTATCTGCAGTTTCCATCATGATGAAAACATTTCCTTGTCCTTGATTTATGTAAAAAAACAAGGTGTTATTGGCGCGTATAATTCTAAAGTTTGGATTAGTATTAACTTCTTTAGACAAAAAGTCTTGAAGCTGTACAGGATCGTCGCCCGTACCTTGTAGAGCTTTTTCTAGTATTTGCTCAGAGGTAAGTCTTTTCATCGCTGTGGATCCACGCTCATTATTCCTACTAACTGTAATGCCCAGTCTTGCCAGGTTTCAAAACCCCTGTGGTCAGGCACGCCAGACATTACAAAGTATCCAATCCCATTTAAACCATCAACCCACGTTCTCCATTGATCTTCTGGGACATGTCCTAGTTGATTCGCAGCAAACAACTCTTCCATCAATCGGCAGTAGTAATCCCAAGTCATGCCTCTAGGGTCATACGTTATCATGGGTTACCTGTACCGCGAACGTCGCCTGTATCCAGGCTCAACAAGACGTGACCCATAAAATAATCCCCATCAGTCACGTTACTGCTAAACCGTAATCTCATCTCACGACGCTGCTCACGCATGTCTATTTTTAAAGTAGTTGGGTCAAATGGATATGGGTCAGAAGGCGCATCCACGTCGTCAGCATAGCCTTTACCCGTCACTGTGACATTCATTGTTTGTACCTGTACAAAATCAGGCTCTATACGCTCACAACGCGTCCAGACGTTATCTCCGACAGGCTGTGTGTTAACTAATCCACCCTGGCTTCCCAAGATGTTTGTCTCAAAGTAAGACTCAATCGCTTCAATCCTGCTTAGGTATTGTTGGTTCACACCTACTTCATGAGTCCACAGGCTATATCCAGTTAAGACGTTTTGTTCCCATCCTGCCCAGATTGGTCTACGAAACACCTCGGAAAACACACCAGCAGATCGACGAGCACCCAAAGCTTGTCCTGCGTCGTACCAAACTTTTTCACGGACATTGTAAATAATCGCGTTATCGCATTCTGTGCTTGTACCTGAGGGATAAAACCACCAAATTTCACCCCATCGCGGGACTTTACTTACCCAGACCTTCTGACGATATTTGATGTTGATATTGTCAAAAAAGTAATTGGTATTTTGCGTATTAGCTAATTCTTGCACTACGCCGTTATATACCAAGAACCGATCAGTTCCTACCCAATAGAATATCCCGTCATACTCGATCACGCATTGACTAGACATAATTGATGACTGTTGAGTAATAAGGTCATAGCGCCAATACAGCGTAGCAGTTCCTACGTTCTGTGGCGCATAGGTAACCCTTACCAATGAGTCTAGCGTCCAGAATAATCCAGCAGGCGACGTTGTACCGCCTCTGAGAGGCAGACCTTTAACAACCTTAGTAGAGCTTATATTGTTTGAGTTGGAATCCGCTGATGTCCAATTATTAAAATCACCAGCTGAACAATTTTGAATCAATCCATTATTTCCATACACAAACAGGTATGGGAACAGCATCACAACACCACCAGAAACACTGATGTTATTGTCAAAGGTTAATACATGTGAACCGCCGGCCGTAGCATTTTTGCTTAAGGTTACTGTCCACACATTGCTGACGATCTCTGCATTCAACACTGTGGTGTTGGCAGGTATACCTGTTCCGGTTACTGTAAGACCCGCTCCAATCGCCGCTATAGTTGTTGCAAACGTGACTGTGGGTGATCCTGAGGTTAACGTACCTGAAGCTGTAAATACGCCAACAGGCGCGACTGTAAGCCCAGTAAAGTCCCCATACAAGGGTCGCGTGTTTACTGTTGAGGTAATATCATTAAGGTTCTGACCAGGATGCGCTATAAGGTTGTTTTTTCCATTTCCAAACGCATCGTAGCCAATATCGAATTGCCACAAATTGTTTGGGCTTGATGTAAATCCTGAAGTGATTGCGACATCAGCTGGTCCTGATCCTACTGCATCGTCATTGTCAGTCGTCCACTGTTGGATCTTTGACTGTGTGCCTGAGTAGATATAGTTAATTCCATCAGTCGCGCTCATAATCATGCCGCGACTTACTTCTGTAGCATTTAAGAAAGATGCACGGTAACCCAGAATCTTGCGAGGACGGCCATACTGAAACCTTACCCAGCGTCCATCAACATAACTTGGCGCAGCAAGCTTTGTTCCGTCGCGCTGGATCCCAGCGCCAACTGTAAGCGATACAACCTTCAAAGTCATTAGATTGACCCACCTGCTATCCCAACAGGAACTAATAACGCTGTTTGGGTAAACGTCGCGACATTTTGTCCGTTTAGTGATACCCCTAAACTATTGCTACTTGGTTGATACAAACCTGAAATTGTATTACCGATAAAGTTAAGTGATGGAGCTGCAGCCGAGCCTTGAGCAAGCGAGATAGTCGTGAATGAGCTTGATGTTGCTGTCTGGGCATTATAAACATTAATACCATCGCAAATCAGAATGATGGTTTGGTTCTGAGCTAAAGATACGGTTGAACCGCCGCTTATTCCAGTTGAAAAGGCTAGCGTATATGAACCAGTTGTATTGTTGCTAATTGCATAGAACTGCACCACTGGCGGTAAAATTACCGTCACATTGCCTGTCAATGTTCCTTGGTACTGTTGAATCAGGTTGGCCGCTTGTGTGGCACTTAAGGTATATACGCCACTTGTTATGTTTAAAACGAGTTCTGTGAATACAAAAAGATTTGACTGCCCATATCCATAAGACACCCAGAATGATCCGTCGGATACTAAAGTAAATGATTCAGCAGGCTGGAGCTGAAAATAGCTATCACCATCAATTGTGTCTGTTCCAACTGGCTGTACATTTAATGTGCCTGTTCCATCATTCTTAATGTTTACAAACCAACCTAAAGTGACTGAAGAAGCAGATGGCAACGTGATTGTTCCAGCGCCACCTGTCCAGACTACCGTTTGCGATTGTGCAGAGACAAGGATTGTATAGTCCGATCCAACCTGAAATGGTGGCATTACTGTATTTAACGTAGTGCCAACAGCTTTCAATCCATATCCAGCTAAAGCTGCGGCATTTGCTGCTGATGTTCCTGCGCCAAATTGAAGGCTTTGCCATGAGCCGTTTACCGTTGTGTTGTCGACAACGTAAATGTATTGCGCCGTACTTGCCACAACAACAACAATGGTATTCCCGCCAATATCTACTACCGTGAAATCATGCGATCCGATATTGCGTATTAGCGTTGACTGACCAACTGACACCTGCGTTGCAGGAGGCATATATAAATGCAATCCATTCGTTGTAGCAGTGACATCTAAAATGTTTGCTACAACATCAGTCGTATTTCCGTTAATTGGCCACTCAAGGTAAGTGTCTACACTAATCGACAGATTCTCAAAACCCACCTGAGATGGGTTGATCGTCTGGCCAGTATAAGGGCTTACATATGTCGTCATGATTAGGAGTCCACTGCCACTGCTTGACGATCTCCCACACGCGCCACATCTTCAGTCTTCAGTGCCGCAAGAGATTGATCGTACTTTTGTTGAAAGATTTGACGCTGATCGTTCTTGAGGAACGGCATAGCCTGCAGAAGCGTGCCAAACAGCATCGCGTTCGGTGCATTCTGGGTTAGCCAGTTCGTCTGGTTTTCCGAGCTTAAAGGGGCTATACGCTCGTAATAGAGCACCTCAAAAGCATAAGAGTGATCAGGGGTGGGAGCCAGATACCAATGCTCCCAATCGGTGTCAGCATAAAACAACGGAATACTAGTCTGACTAGTATTCGGCCAGTAGTTTTGGAGGTACTCATACTTCCTCAAAAGCACTGGCTGCTTGACTCCGTTGACCGT